ATTCTCGCCTCATAGGTCTTGCTCTTGTAAACCAACTTATTGGAATTGGAATGACTCCATCATCACCACCAAAAATCATTCTTTTTCGCTCCCAAACATCTTCATGAATGTTAGGGTCGCATTCTTCACAATAGACAACGACATTACCTTTATTGTCTTTTGTTCTATTAGAAGTTTTTGAATGATTCATAAAATAAACACCATCATCACCAACTAAAATTAAAGAGGGTTCTATTCGTTTATCTTTTTCATCCATATACTTTGCATAAGGATGGTTACGAATGTGACCATTACCTTGTTGCCATAAAATTAAATCATCTATGTTATGCTTATTAAAATAAATATATTCCATTTTTAACTCCATATCTTTTCACAATTAATATCAATCACAAAGTGACCATTGTCAGAATTATCACCATCATTTTTATCTTTACCTAAATAAATTGAATGAGTGATTCTTTCTTCATTGGTATAATCTGCAAATCGTCTATCTTTTTGCAAATCTGCAATAAACAAAACCATAACTCTTTGAGGTTCTAACCTTGTATATGGAGTTGATATATTGTCTTTGTTTTCGTTTACTTCTCTTTTGAGTTTTCTAACCCAATTGAGTGCATATTGAGGAAACTCTTTACCTCCCCAATGATTAAAAAGAGGAACACTTTCCTCTCTGACTTTGTCATTGATATAGTCAACATCATTGACAAAACTTATTGAAACTCTATCTCCCATTTTTTCTCCTTTCGTAGATAGTTCATTATTATATTATGTTTTATGGGATAATATGTCAAGTAATAATAAAAAAGGTTTGACAGCTTTTGCTATTTTGATAATATATAAGAGTAATATAAACAAAGGAGTTATTATGAAAACTAAAGAATATTATTACGAACAAGAGTGCAGAGATATCTGTGAGGCTATCCAAGATTTAGACTTTGGTGATGTCGATTTTCAACCTACTATGAGTGAAATGGTTAACAAGGTTATGGACACAATTGGTAAACCAATTTTTCACACTTATGATGAAATTCAAGATATGATTGTTGATTATTGTAATGAGAAAGGTGGTAACTAATGGAATTCATTGTATCAAAAGCAAAAGATATGCTTGTGACTTTTAATCAGTTTTCAAGTATTAGTGAGCCAAAACAAAAAGCAATTATTGTTACAAATAATTCTAAAGATACTGTTTTGTTAGAAACTGATTCACTTGATGAAGTGGTTAAACTTGTAAATGATTATGATAAACATACTTATTATGACTTACCTTTTTTTGACAGATGTTTATTTGATATCAAAAACCTTATTCCTAAATATTGGGAAGATGTTTCTTATGGAAATGATACTTGTCCTAGTTATGAGGTTAAAGGCTTGCAGATATTTATTGATAATGAAAATCCTACTGAGAGAGAAATTCAAGATGGTAAAAGATTCCACATTATTAAGGTAAAAAATTACGGTCTCGGATATAAACCTTTATTAGAAACTGACAATTTTTTTGAAGTTTTGGAGTTTGTAAATGACAATTGAACTATTAAATAAACTTTATATCGCTTGGTGCAAAAAAGAAAAATTTGACGAGATTTTGAGTGCAGATGAAATGCTCTTAAGTGGTCAAGTTAAGCACCCCCATCAATCTTATTGGTTAACTAACTTTATAAGAATTTGGCATAGAGTTGAGGATATTGAAAGTGAACGATATTGGAAAAGAAAGGCAAAAAATTGATGTTAAAGTTAATTTTAATCTTGCTAGTTATTTTTATTTTATTTATAACTTTAGGTTGTGAATGAAAGTTATCTCTGGAAAAAAATAAACAATCTTCAAAAAAAGCAACGATTGTGGCACTTTACAAGAATTGAGAGTGCCACAGTTCGTGGAATTCCAGATGTAAACTGTATTATTGACGGCAAAGAATTTTGGCTTGAGTTAAAAGGAAATGTTGGCAAGAATTTGGGACTTTCAAACTATCAAATCAACTGGCACTACAAACATTATCAATGTGGAGGTTTAGTTTTTATCTTACTACCGTGTATCAAGGAGAGAGGGTTCAAACTTTTCAGACTTTTGGGACTTGATTCTGGGGACGAGGATCATAAATCATGCAATCATAATCATATTCGCAATCATATTGGCAATCATACTCCCAATCATATGCGCAATCATAATCATAATCATATTCACGATCATAATCATATCCATAATCATAACACAAGAACCGTGGGTCATGAACCCATATTCAAATTAATCATATCAGCTGATACTTTAGAAAAATTATTTACTGCTTTATGTAAGAAGCTGAATTCAGCTTCCAATTTTGAGTAAAACCTGGATTTTCCTGGATTTTTAAAACTTAAATTTTTTTGAAAAAAGCCTTGTATCTTATCCTATAATATCTTATTATAATATTATAAACTATAAACGAAAGTAGGTTAAAATGTTAAATGATAATTTTCCAATTATGCCGCACCAGTCAACAATGACTGGTAAATTAATTGGATTAAAAAGTATTAGCAATAATACTTTAAAAAATAAATTTTGTTATGACAATTATGTTAATGGTAAAATTGAAAATGAAAAAGCTGGCGCCGTTGTTAATATATGCGGTGTTTGTTATTCTCAAGAGATGTTGCAAGGCGTTCGAAAAAACGTTGCCCCTGCATTGGATCGTAATGAGTATTTGGCCGAACGCATATTAAATGATAATGAAGTACCAACAATTTTACAGGCCTATTATAGATTAAATGCGCATGGTGAATTATTAACCGAAGTTATAAACGACAACGGCGAAGTAATAAAAACGTATCCTAAATTTAATTACATAGAAAATTATTGCAAAATTGCTGAAAAAAATCCTCATTGCACTTTTGCGCTATGGTCTAAAAGAACCGATATAATTAAACCGTTCTTTAATAAGAGAAAAAAGCCGAATAACTTAATTTTGATTTATTCAGTTAAAAAAACCAATTCTATATTAAAGAAAATACCGAAGCATTTTGATAAGACATTTAATAATGTTGCCGTTGATAATTTTGTAAACGAACAAAATTGCACTGGCCAAAAATGCAAGGATTGTTTACTTTGCTATAAAAAAGATACTACAAGTATTATAGTTGAGAAAATCAAAAAATATTAATCATAAACGAAAGTTATAAAATGAAATACTTAGAAAAACAACCAACATGGGCCTTGAGAAATATGATCAAGGCCTTGTCTTTTCATTTTTGGTTAAATACTGACGATGAAAAACAACGTTTAAAAATTGCTAAATTAATTTTAAAAAATAGAAAGGCGTAATAAAATGAGAAATAAAGAATATAAAAGAGCCGTTGAAGAAGCCATAACTGTAATGCGTGACGTTGTCGAGGGATACGTTGGTGGCGATGAAATTGCCGAAGAATGCGAACAAGAAATTCGAGAACAGCTTTTGCAATAATCATGCAATCATACAATCATATTTGGCGCTTAATCATAGCGCCAAATTTTTCAAACATAATCATATAATCATATTCAATCATAATCATATTCAATCATAATCATATTCAATCATAATCATATCATAAGGGACCATATTAAATGTTAATTATAATTAAGCTGCTTGTAATAACCTATGTATTATTATCCTGGTTAAAAGCCAGATTTTAAAGAAAAAAAAGGGAAGCTATATAGCTTCCCTTTTCTAAGGAAGGAACTTTATTTAACTACCATCAAAAACACTTTCTAACGATCCGTTGAGATCCATTTCATCTCTATCATAATATAGGGTTTCTCTATCAGATCCCCAATAACCTTCAATCCTTTGAAACTTAGTATCAATCCAAATATTTGGACCACCAAAGGCAACTAAAATCCTAGCGCCTAAATAATTTTTACTTTGATCAGTATAGTAAATAATATCATAAACCCCTTCTAAATAATCTAAGGCTTCTCCAGATATTTCATCAGAGCTTAAACCATTTTCGATGGTGTATCTAACTTCTTTTACTTGATCTAATAATAAATTTTTTTCTTTTACTTCCATAATAAAACAAAGGGAAGGTTATTAGCCTTCCCTTATCCTTTCTCTTCTTTAAAATTGTTAAATAATTCATTACCATATCTAGAAGTAAAATTTGCGAAATCATCTTCATATTTTTCTACAAATATATTCCACTCTTCATTGGATAATTCATTATCTAAATCTAAATGTTCTTTTTCTAGAGTTTGCCATAATTTTAATAACATAATAAAAAAAAGGGAAGACTTATTAGGCCTTCCCTTATCCTTTCTATTGTTTGATTGTTTTAATACTTATTTTTCTATACTCAACTTTTCTTACACATTCTTGATAAAGACTCTCGTCAAGTTCTCTAAGTTTTTTAACATCAATCACATCTCTTACTTCATCACTTCTAGTAATTTGGTGAGTTGCAACTTTAGTCTTAACAATAACAGTACCATTATGTTTATCTAAAATAGTATGTTGCCTTTCTGTCATAGCTTTATCATCTGCCATAACAGTTTTTTTAAGATCCCTACCAGAAATAAATTCAATTGAATGAACTTGGTCAACTGATAAGTTTCTTAAAGTTTTTATTTTATTTTGAGCCATTTTATTTTTCCTTTCGTTAAATGATAATATTAATTGCTCTATTATATTATGGGATATAATAAGATATATGTCAACAAAAATAATTATTAAAAAAAATAAAAAAAGTTATTGACAATTATCTTATCCTATATTATCTTATATATATAAGATAACAATTAAGTGATCTTATAAAACGAAAGGAAGAAAGTGAACAATTGTAAACAATTAAAAAAATATATTAGATTAAAATCTGGTGCAAATAAATTTGATCAAGATGATAATATTTTATATTTATGGGACTTACTTTTATCAGATGATAAAAGAAGTTTTAAAGAGTATTTTAAAGAAGAATATAGTATTGATTTATCCGATACTATGTCATTTAAAGAACTCTTAATATTATGTAAACAATATAAATTAATATAATGGAGTTAAAATGAAATTTACTGAGTGTTTGTTAAGAATTCAAGGTCATAGAGTCAAGGTAAAGCCTTTTAGGATTAGTCAATCAAACCATACATGGTAGATGTAACAATTGGTGGGGATTATATCCCCACCAATTTACAAGGCTCATTCTCCATTACAAATCACATTAACTGTTGCAAAAATACAACAGCCTCACGAGGACGGCTTGTTAGCGTAAACCCCTATACGCTAAGTTAGACATATGTAAACATTTGCATTTTCGTATGGCTTGAATATAATGAGCTAATGAGTAAGTTGTTGAAAGTAATTCCTCTTAGTCTCAAAGAGGCTAATGAATTTGTAACCCAACATCATAGACACAATAAGAGATGTGCTGGACATAAATTTAGTTTAGGAGCCATGTTCCAAGATCGTTTAGTCGGTGTTGTAATTGTGGGTAGACCAGTAGCAAGAAAATTAGATAAAGACCTTACTTTAGAGATAAGTAGGAATTGTGTTTTAGATGAGGCTCCAAAAGGTACCTGTAGTTTTTTGTATGCAAAGGCGATTAAAGTGTGGCAGAGTATGGGTGGTAAAAAAATAATTACGTATACTGTAGAGAGTGAAAGTGGTGCGAGTTTACGAGCCGTAAATTTTGAAAACACGGCTACGTCAAGACGTTTTCCTAAACATCATAAAGGGTGGCGAACACGAGATAATCGTGAGCATCAGGATGTTCAACTTGAGTTACGTTTACGATGGGAGAAAGTTCTTGAAGTCTGATTTACTTACTACAGATAAACTGAGGCTCAAAGTAGAATCATTATGGATCCAACATGTAAAATTATGTCAGGATCATTTTCTATATTTTGTACAAGAAGTCTGGCCAGATTTTATATGTCGTAAAGAAAAAGAAAAGAGTAAGTGGGGCCATCATCAGATTATTGCTCACGAGTTTACTGACATAGCTAAAGATAAAAAAGGGAGGCTCGTTATCAATATGCCTCCTAGGCATACTAAATCTGAATTTGCTTCTGTGTATTTTCCTGCATGGGTTATTGGTAAGTATCCCAAAATGAAAATAATGCAGGTCTCTCATAATACTGAACTTGCTGTAAGGTTCGGTTCTAAGGTTCGAAACATAATTGATTCACCAGAGTACAAACAAATTTTTGGCGATGTGAAACTTCGTGAGGACTCCAAAGCAAAAGGTAGATGGGAAACTAATCAAGGTGGTGAGTATTACGCAGCAGGAGTTGGAGCTTCCATCACGGGCCGTGGTGCGGACTTATTGATTATTGATGATCCACACACGGAACAAGATTCAATGTCGGATACGGCAATGGAACGTGCGTATGATTGGTATACGTCTGGACCACGACAACGTTTACAGCCTGGGGGAAGTATTTTAGTGGTTATGACACGATGGGCAGAAGATGATTTGACGGGTAGATTATTGAAGGCTCAAGCTGAACCTAAAGCAGATAAGTGGAGACAGATTTCATTTCCCGCGATTCTCGACTCAGGGAACCCCGTATGGCCAGAATATTGGGAGTTAGAAGAATTAGAAAAGATTAAGTCCAGTATTCCGATTCGTAATTGGTCTGCTCAGTATATGCAGAACCCTACCAGTGAAGAAGGTGCAATTTTAAAACGAGAATGGTGGCAGGCATGGAAAGGACATATTCCTAATTTGATGCATGTGATACAAAGTTATGATACGGCGTTTAGTAAAAAAGAAACGGCAGACTATTCAGCGATTACAACTTGGGGTATTTTTTTTCCAGAGGAAGGAGGCTCACCTCATATGATTTTATTAGATGCTATCAAAGGTAAATTTGATTTCCCAGAATTAAAAGCAGTAGCGTTAGCGCAGAATAAATATTGGGAACCTGAAACAACAATAATTGAGCAAAAGGCTAGTGGTGAACCATTAACTCAGGAGTTTAGACGTATGGGTATACCTGTTGTTCCCTTTGTACCAAGTCGAGGTAACGACAAACATACTCGTGTAAATGCATGTGCTCCTGTTTTTGAAAGTGGTCAGGTATGGTATCCGTTTGGTGAAAAGTTTGCTGATGATGTTATGGATGAGTGTGCCGCATTTCCGAATGGTGCAAATGAT